GGTGAGCGGAAGAAGAGTGCTGTCTACGTCAAGAACGACAGCGGAAACGTCATCAAAGTTCGGTTCGGCGACGCAAACATGACGATCAAGAAGTCGAATCCTGAGCGTCGCAAGAACTTCCGTGCGCGGCATAACTGCGATACGGCGACGGACAAGACGACGCCGAGGTATCACTCCTGCAAAGCTTGGTGATTTCGTCAGTAACAACTCATTCTACATATTATGGACAAGATGAAACTTGGTGGTGGCGGACGGTACGAAAAGCTCGTTAGCAGTCTTGAGAGCAAGGGCGTGAAAGATCCGAAGGCTCTTGCGGCCTATATTGGACGCAAAAAACTTTCCAAGGAAAAATTTCAGTCATTAGCCGCCAAGGGTCGGCGTCGCGCAATGAAGGAGGGCTAACGCTTAGGCCGTCCGCCCCACGGCTTCTTCGCTGTGGACTTATCGACGACGAACTGTTCGGGCGGTGCGTAATCCCATGATATCGTACCGACGCCGCGCTGGATGATGATCGATCCTGCTTTCTTCTGTTCCTTATCCTGCAAGCCTGACCTATCTCCCCGCTTCGCCATTCCGAGCATGAAGCGTCTCGGTTGATTGAATCCTATCTCCTTCATCACGATTACCTCTCTTGCCCAGTTCGTCAGGTCCGACGATCCGAAGCCTGAGTAGGCCATATCTGCCACGCTCTCAGGTTTGTCGTCCTTGCCCTTTGGTTTTGGGAAGTGATGCACCAGCACGATGACGACTCCCGTCTCGATCATAATCGGCTGGAGCAGGTGACGCGTGAAATTGGCGCATACCTCGATATCCGATGGATTGCCGCCGATGTACGAGAGCAGAGGGTCGATATAGACAATGTCTACTTTCGTCTTTCGGATGAGACGACGCAGCATTTGCGTGAAGTCTGACCCAGTACGAACTGCCTCGCGAAAGAACAGCATGTCCGCACGACGCAATCCATTCTGCCAATCGCTTCCGAAGACCATCTGCGCGGCTCCCTTAAGTGCATCATGCTGATCGGCAATGTCGTTCTCAGCTTGAACGTAGGCCACCTTGAGCGGTCGTACCGGCTGACATCCGAACCAATCCGAGCCAATGGCCCACCTCAGTCCTTGGTAGAACGCCATCGAGCTTTTGCCGCATCCGCTTTGCCCGACAAAGAGAACCGATGAACCGCGCCGAATCCATCTGTCGCCAATCAGGTTGTCCGGGTCGTTCTCAGGATCGTAATCGATGATGCTCTGGAGCGTGAACTCCTGAGGCATGTCCTGAGACTCCAGATAGTCCGTGAACGCATCCCAGTTCACGACACCTACATTGATGGCCAACAGCTTCTGCTCCTTGCCATCGCGCATCACACCGGCTAACCGGCTGAACCTGCTCGCGTTCTTGTTCTTCGGATCGATGCCGAGAGCTTCGAGATGACGATAAACAACGTCGCGCCGCTCGCCCCATTCCTCCTTGTTAGCCGCTTCAACGCGCACCCAGCCGTGCAAACTCTTGCCACCGGAATCGATGACGACAGAGAGCGGCAGCTTCGAATCCTTCAGGATCGTCCATTGCTCGTCCTTCGTCTTCTCATCCATCTCGACTAGGACATGGCGGAATGCTGATACGCCTGAATCCGATCCGGTTTCGTCGAGGCACGGGTTGACTCGGACATACGCGCCACGGCTGTCAGGACCGTTCCACATGGAACTGATGGGCGGCGTGAAATGCTTCTCAATCCATTCGTCGCGCTTGAGGAATGTACCCTTGGAAGCTGGCCTACCCTTACCTTCCTCATCGCAGATGATGTCGTTACAGATGCAGACAATCTCATCCGGCTCGAAGCAGGCTTTCAGGAAATCGCTTGTGGTGAGCGGCGCTGGCGGCTCAGGTACTGACTGGATCTTCTGAACGACGAACTTGCCGGTCGTTGATACGGGCGTTCCGCTCTGTGCGGAGAGAAGCCATCCCTTCGGCTTGTCGTGCGCTACATTCATCGCTTGATTCACCTTGTGGGCCAATTCGTTGGTCTTCCATGGCGGAACGCACTTCGCATTGTATTCGGCGAGCAGATCTTCGGCAGATCCTCGGGACAGCTCAAAGCCATGCACTAGAGCGGTGGCTACTGCGAAGGTTGCGTTATGACCGCCCTGGCCGCTGACGGCACCCGGGGTGTTGCGAAGCCATGCTCTTGCACGGTCGATATTTGAATTGCTCATTCGATTCCAAGTTGTTTTCTCGCGAGTTCTCCAGACTTGCCAAGGTCAGTCGTGGCTATCTCCTGAAGAACAGAATTTGATTTCTCTAGCTTCTGAAAAAGGAGAGCAAGCTCTTTGGGAGTCATTAGGTACTTGCTCCATTGTTGAATGGGTATGGAGCGAGACTTGAACTTCGCAAAGAGCTGCTCTTGTGCGGCGATGTAATGTTTAGGGCTTCGCATCTAGCAGGACGAACTTGGCATTGAATTCAGCCTTCGTTCGAACGTAGAGCTTACGTTTGCCTTCCCGCATGTAGACAACTCCCGACCACTTGGTTTCTCCGATCCGTATCTCTACGTCGTCGGAGAGGAGTTCAACCTGCACCGAGCTGTTTCCTAAGTTCTTGTATTTCATCTTCGGAAGCGTTGTCGAGATGACCGGAACCGCTCGCATGCCAGACACCGTCTGGGTTTCGCTGAGGCTTCGGCTTGCTCATCCATCCACGGAGGATGGCATATTCAATCAACTGAGGGGCTTCCTTCAACAACTGTTGTCGCGTAATTTCAGAGTTCATCGGGTAGAGTCCGTTTGCCGCGTCGTTTATTGGGTCGTTTCATTCCGAATGCGCCGCCGATTTCATCGCCGAATCCACGGCGAATAAGCCATTCCTTGTACTTCTGATCGAAGTAATCGAAGTCGATTCGGATTGGTGTTTCATCGGCATCTGCCACACGGATCGTTGCGGGTTTATTGAGGTTGGTCATTTGTATATCTCGGTTATGTGTTTGTATTGTTGCTCAGCTTGGCCGCAGTGGTAACAGAGGTCTTCCCCCCCGCCGCAATTGCAGCCGACAGTCTTGAAGAGAACCTTGGCCAAGAATTGGTATTCTTCGATGGCATTCCGCAGCGTTGCGATGTCGGTTTCTTCTGCTAACAGTTTGGTTGGTTCGCTCATTTTTAGTCTGGCATTTGGTGTTTGATGATGACGACGATTGAAACGCCATGAGGATCAAAGTCGTCGAAAAAAGGCTAGGTCGGATAAAGGCTTATGGTCAGGCTTTTCAAGGCGAGAACCTGATCGAGATAGATCCTCGGCAATCTGAAAAGGAACGGATCGATACGCTGATCCATGAGTTGCTTCACTTGGCTAAACCTGAGTACGAAGAGGAGGAGATAATTCGAATCTCGCGCATCGTTTCAGAGCATGTTTGGAAGTGCGGTTATCGAAGAATTCATCGGTGAATTACCTTCCGCCTCCTAGGGCATAGTGAAGGATCAAAAGCGCATCACAGTTGCTCAGGGTGATTTCGAGGTTCGGATAGAGTTCTTGCGCCTTAGACCTCAGCTTACGCTTCCATTCTGGTCCTGTTTCGCATGATTTGCGTCCGCCTAAACCAAGCGGTTCTTGCCAGACCTTCGGCTCGACTCGATGCAGCGCGTAGCCTTGTGCGTAGCCAAGACCCTGAATGATGCCGTAGTTCTCATGGAGTGTCGCCATGCTCGCGGACGATGTGAGCTTGCTCACGAACTTTGGCACTTTCTCGACCCAGAGATGGCTATCTGCTAATTTGAACTCCATTAGTAGTTTGGCCATGTCGGGCAATGACTCAGGCATCGAGAAAAGGAAAATGCCATGATTCGTGTTCACGGCTAATCCGCCGCCAACACCAGGATCTACCGCTACGATTGATTGATTTGTTTTCATAACGCACATCCTCCTTCACATTCAAAACTAAATGCTGACTGACCACGTTCTCCATCGGTCAAATGAACCTCTTTTAAGGGTCTGCATGACTTGTGGAGGTAAAGTTTTTCATCCAATTTTCGGTTCATAACCGTTCCTTCAACACGAAGCGCATCGTCGATTTCCACAGCCCTAGCCCATCCTTCTGGATCAGTCTCACGCAACAGAAGCCATTCATGGTTCGACTTGTATGGACAGAACACGCAAGCGGATCTTGGAACCGTGTGAGGTATTCCGAAAGTCTCAAGCCACTTCACGCAGTCAGCTCGGGTCATCATCTTGTCGCAGAGCGGAAACTCTGGTTCTGACCAATGCGGACTGTTGGCTTTTATGCGAGTGGCTCGACCAGCTTCATCCAAGCTGATTCCAAAAAGCTGGGTCAGCTTGGTTTTGATGCGCTGGCCCTTTTCAAGTCCGAGAAGCGTTCTGCGGATAAACCGTTCGATTGGAAGAATCTTGTATTCGCTGGTGCATTGACGGCGCATGATACCACTCCTCTGGCCTTCGTTCTGAGCGGTGAATGCGGGTATTGACGCAAAACGCTGTCCCGTTGAATTGTTTCCCTGCATCAGGTCATTGCCAAGAATACCAGCAGAGACAACGTGGATGGTTGGCCCACCAAGACTCTTTAGCCATTCCATGTGGGAGTAGACAGACTTCGGCTCCTCACCAAGGTCTGCGAAAATAGCGCAATCAATAGGAGCGATTTCACCACGGAGAGCCATCAGATAGAGCGTCGTTGATTGAACGCCACCGCCTAGATTTAGGATTCTCATTGATTCCTCCTGATCTGACCGCGCTTCACCTTCGAAATCCATCCAAGGCTTACCGCGTAGTCTTCAACAATTTGTCGATATGTCTTTCCGGTCTTAAGGTCTTGCAAAACCTCCTCAACTACTGCATTCGGAATGTGTCCGTTCAATGGGACGTAAGTATTTGTTTTCATGTTGTTAATAGCACAGGATTGTTACTTGTTCCGCTGCGATTCGAACCGCTGATTTTGTTGCTCCGTCCTCGCTCCATTTCTCGACCTTCACTCGGCCTTTGACACGCACCAGCGCGCCATTGGCGACTTCCATGATCTTCTCAGCCACTTGTCCCCACGATGACAACTCGAACTCATCGAAGTCTTCGTGGAATCGGCCATCTGCATCCGTCCAATGCCGAGCGATTGAGATGACCCGTCGGACCATCAATGCTCCGCTCTTGGTTTCTGTCTGTCGGCTGACGCCGCGCATTTCACCGATCAAAAGAACTACGTTCTCTGTGGGCGTGGCTGTTTCATTTACTGTCGTATTTGATGCACTCATTGGAAAATACAACCGAGTTGTCGGTAGCACGTCATACGCTTTTTTGCGTGGAACGAGCCGATGGGGTGGAACTTGTCAGAAAAGTCCACGATTGTCGCGCAGTTCTTGGTTTCTGTTTTGCGCAATGCACGACTCGCTCGCTGGATCGTCTTCTGCGACGACCGCCCCCCGCTGACCATGATGAGCAGCTCGACGTTGGGCAGATCCAATCCTTCGTCGGCCAATGATGTGGCTATCATGGTTTTGAGTTGTCCGCTCTTGAATTCGTCCATCGCTGCCTTGCGCTGCTTCTTTCCGATCTTCGAATGGACGAGGAGCGAACGTGGAATGGCAGCTTCGTATTCCTCACCAAGCGTGATGCGCGGGATGAGGATCAGCGTCTGCATGTCGAGGTGTTCAATCGCGTAGTCGATGGCGTACTGATTGCGCGCATCATTCTGGCAGATGCCGATGTCCACTAGCGATTCCCAGGCGCACATGCGTTTTAATTCGTCGTCACTTATCCGCATGTACCGCCGTCTTGTTACAAACAGCCGGTCGATGTTGTCGTCGATCTTCTGCTTGAGGTTTAGATCGGTGGCGTCGGAGAGGTGGAGGTAAGCGTCGGCCAATGAATCGCCGATGTCGCTTCGCTTGATTTCGTAGGTGCGGTTGTAGAAAAGCTTTCGTGTCACCGTGTTCCGGTCTGGATCGTCGCCCCACGGCGTAGCGTCGAATCCGTAGTGCAGCCCGTTACAGGACCCGATGATGCGACGCCATCCAGCGGCAGGGCTGTGCTTCGCTTCGTCCACTATAAGAAGGTTCTTCTCGCTGAAGTCTACCGACTCATGCGGACAACGAACGTCTACGATGCTGTCTGCAATTCCCGCGACTCTCAACGATGTGCGCGCTTGCTGGCATGTCTCGCGTGTTGGAGCAAGCCAGCCAAACCACATGTTAGGATATAATTCGTGGTAATGCTTGATGATACTCGCGGCAATCCATGTCTTGCCGCTGCCAGCCGGTGCGATGATCAGGCCGTCGTTAGTTTTGGCCCACTCCACTGCTTTCTTTTGGTAGTCTCTCAGATTCATAGTTTTAGGAAATTTGCCCCTCCGCCCACTGCTTCATAGCGAGCGAAGGGTATTGTGCCGCCCACACGGGAGGCTTCGCCGTCAAGCGTTAGATGCCGATGAAGTGCGTGGTTCTTGCGTGACACGCTTTCCATCGATCATCTTTCGCAACGCCTGGGTAGCGAGAAAGCCGATTTTGATTCCGTTATCTTCGCAGTACTTGCGAATCTCTTCATGCAGACCGGAATCGATGGTGATGACTGTCTTCTTGTTTTTGGTTTTCATGGTTTTTGCTCCTTACACTGCTTCATTGCTGCGTCGATTGCGGCTCGAAGCGTCGGCCAATCAGATGGATTGATTCCGATCTTCCCATAGCCTTCCATGCTTTGAGATATTTCTACGAACTCTCCTGCGGATTCATCGACTATTTCGATTTCGGTTGCTGTCTCTGCAAAGAGTGGACTTCCGTCTGGCACGACTGACCACTTAATCGATCGGGTTATGAGTTTCATTGATTCCCCCTCTCCTCCTCTAGAATCGTCAGCATACCGCTTGCAACCTGACCGTCTGAGCCGTCTCGGAAGAACGCCATTGACGCTCGGTGGATGCGGTCTTCCAGACGCTTGATGCGGTCTTTGAGTTGAGTTATCAACGCGGCAGTCTCGGCGGAATAGGACTGCGGCTGTGGCGGTTGATACTTCACAGCTCGGCCTCCTGCTCGCTCCAGAGGAGTAAGTCCTCTCGCATTGCGTCGTTCTCAGCCTCTAGTTCCTTTATCCGCTTCTGAGTGCCAATCAATTCTCGCTTGAGCAATCCCATGACATTTGAACCAAGGAACTCCGGTCGTTCGCCAATTACTCCTTCGTACATTTCCTCCATCCGCTTGATGCGCTCCTCTAACTTGGCCTTCTCAGTCGCAAGATAAACGATGTCCTTGCGCTTCTCGTCAATCTCGACGTTGGCTGCATTGAGTTCGCGTTCGATGTCGCAACCAACACGCCAGACATTCCCTGTGCCGTGTTCCATCGCAGCCATAT